CGGGAGCTTTATACTGCTCTTAGTTCCCGGTCGCGATCCATGCGTAACGTATGATCCCGCTCACTGTGCAACCAGTGACGTCCGACTACCTAAAGGTAATCGGGTGAAGTCGCAGTTGTTGCAAACTAGCGATAGGGATTACGCTTGGGAACCCAAAGGCGTTGAGCCTACGCGGCCCACACCACCCCCTCGTTGCGAGGGGAGACCCCAGCTCAGATCAGGAATCCGCTATGGAAGCTGCCTATTGGAAGAAGCCAATGGGAACGACCGCTATCTCCCTCGTCGAAAAGACGGTGGGTGAATATCCCTACTGGGATAGGCGGCCTGTGACCGGAGGCTCTCCATTGATTGACGGTTGGCGTGACCCTAACCCCTACGAGCGGGAAATCCGCACACGGGGTTGTAGTTCGGGTTGGGCCCTTATGAAGATGCATTTCAGCACGAAAGTGCAGAGAACCTCCTACATCCCCATTTTCGGGGAGGAGGGTGCATCGATTGAGGGCACATCGCACTGGGATGGCTGGTTTATCCAGGCCCCCCAGCCGACACGGCCACAGTTCCCGGATGGACTCCGGGCTCGCGCGGTCAACGAGGCTTTGTTAAAGCTCAAGAACCGCGCACCGAACCTCGCCGAAGCCTTTGGCGAGAGACGGGAAACCGTCAGGATGATAGGCAACTCGCTCCAGAAGCTCGCCCGAGCTCTCAGAGCACTACGGAGGAGAGATGCACGTGCTTTCTTTGGCCATCTCGGCCTGAGGAAGAAATCGTATACATGGACTGACCTTAGCGACATTTGGTTGCAAGGCCGCTACGGCTGGATGCCACTACTCCACACTATCTACGATAGCGTGAAGTTTGCGGAGGACAATGACCTTAACCGGCCAGAGTCTTTCAAAGCCCACGTCATACGACGTATCAAGGATACCGAGCACTCCACGAAGGAGTATACTTGGTTAGATCCCTCTGGTACCACGTGCACGTTCGCCTGTAAGTCTTCCGCCTCGACGACGCACAAGTGCGCCGTTCGCCTCGATTACAAGCTAGCGAACGCTAGACTTGCCGTGGCGAGCCAATTGGGTTTTACAAACCCGGCTGCGCTGTTGTGGGAACTTACAACTCTCTCCTTTGTGGCGGATTGGATCTTTCCGCTGGGTGACTGGCTGACTGCGATCGATGCCGACCTTGGCTGGACCTTCATCGGCGGTTCTCGGACTGAGACTACCGACACAAGGTTCCATCACGCTGTGCAGGGTTTCGACCATGCCTCGTCGTTTTACGACAACGTGATAAAGGCTGAGGCTCGGATAGAGCCGCGGAATGCCCTACGGGATTTCCACATGTACAGGACTGTATATGCAGGACCCCCGCAGCCAATCTTTCCCCGGTTGGAGACTGATTGGTTTAACGTTAGGCGATGTCTTGACCTTATAGCGCTCATTACGCAGTACTGTAAGCGATAGACCTCTTGTCTAGCATCCTTAACCTCCATGTAGGAGTTAGGCCGTGGCCGCTTTTACCACGATCCAAGTCGACGATAAGGAGTCGACACCCGTCACGCATGACTTCGAACCGAAGTTCATCGATGGCGTTATCGCCCGCTTCGTTGAGAAGTCGGCGTCCAGCTCTCTGGGCTTCATGCCACTGAGCATCAGCATCCGTGAACCGAACCGCCAGACCCAGAAGGACCCGCACTACACGGTGCGGATCCAATGGGCGATGCCGGTTACCGTCGATGAGACCATCAACGGGGTCACGGTGACGAAGGTCGATCACGTCAACTACAGTGATCAGACCCTGAAGATCTCTGCCTCCGCAACGGAGCAGGAACGTCAGAACTTCGCAGAGATGGATGCGAACCTCCGTGACCAAGCGGGTTACCGCGCGGTTGTGGAGGACCTTGAGTACTTCACTTGACTTGGGGGGTCACCCTCATGACTCGTGAGCTGCTCATTCGCATCCTGACCGGGTTGCAGTTCGTGATAACGGCTGCAATCCAGCTAGCGAAGCTCGGCCGGGTGGCCCTCTTCCGAGGGTTAAACCGGTTTCTGCGTTAGGCCAGTCCTGGCCTGATCTTCAGCTACCCTTTAGGAGTCCCTTCATGGTAGTAAGTCGTAAGAAGTCATCGCACGCGCTTTACAGCCGTGACGATCTGATGCTCGAAGAGCTGTCGAACGACCTGCGGGATAGAATCCATTCCGCACTCGGACACGCCCCTGAGGAGGTTCCTTCACTGGATACCCTTCTTAAGACGTGCACGGACCCTATCGAATTCCGTCGCAGTTACCTGCTTCAGGAATGCTTCTCCAAAGTGCCGTTCCGGCTCGAAGGAGTAAGCTTCGTCTCAGCTTCCGACCGGAAGCGAAAGGCGTTAGATAAGTTCCGTGAGAGCGAGGCCATCTGCCGTCTCACCAACGACGTCTTGCCTCACCTCCTCTCTTCGGGTTTATTCCCGGAGACTACGGCCGTAGTGTTTATGGCACGTAGGAAAATCGAGAAGGTAATAGGCTTGGCGCCGAACATGGATGAGGTGGCGCGTGGTTTTGCTTGGGGGCCTGGTGCCTCTACGAGTAAAAAGCGTCGGTTCGCTGACACGTACTTCAAATTCGGCTGGACAGCCGATGCGTCAGCAAACCTTGCCCCCGTAGTGCCAGCTATCCTACGCTGGCTCAGGCCGTGGCGACCTCAGGTCACCATAGTTGCGGGTTGTAAGGGATCCACCGTTCCGAAGAACGCTGAGATCGACCGCTTCATCGCGATCGAACCTGACGTGAACCTTCTGTTCCAGAAGGGGATCGGCAGGGCACTTCGAAAGTGTCTCAGAAGGGTGGGGCTATTGATGCCGAATGGCCAAGAAATCAACGCGGAGCTTGCCCGATTGGGCTCGCTTCTCGGAGAAATCGCAACCATCGACCTCTCTATGGCTAGTGATCTGATAGCGCTTGCGCTAGTAAGGATCCTCCTGCCCGAAGGCTGGGTTAGAGTAATCGAGCTTGCTCGAAGCCCGGTCTGCGTTCTGCCTGACGGTAGCTCTCACGAGCTCCAGAAGGTGTCTTCCATGGGAAACGGGTTTACCTTTGAATTGGAAACCCTGATCTTCTGGGCCCTAGCGTCAAGCTGGTGTGCCCTCCATGGAGTCTCGGACGCTGACACCAAAGCGTATGGGGACGATATAACTCTCCCCAGTAGCCTCGCAGAGTCCTTCTGCGAGATCCTTGTTAACTGCGGCTTCAAGGTTAACACCAAGAAGTCACACTGGCAAGGCGCTTTTAGGGAGTCGTGCGGGAAGCACTACTTCCAAGGTGTCGACGTAACGCCCTTTTATGTCCGGAAGCCTATCGACTCCGTCGATAGGTACTACTGGCTGGTAAACAGTCTCCGACTGTGGTCCCAGTCAGA